TATATATATATAATACTAGTTAAGACCCTCCCCAAAAAAATCGTATTGACAACAGGCTGGCACAGCCATAATCTGGTTGTTGTTCATGGGAGAACGATAATGCAATACGACACTTTAATTCGGGGCAGTGCGCTCCGATTGGGCAATGGTCAGCACAAAATTGTCTGCCCTATCTGCTCACCAAATAGAAAAAAGAAAAGAGAACGCACCCTGTCACTCAAGGTCGAGGGCGGTGTGATAGCCTACAACTGTTGGCACTGCCAAGAGAGTGGGGCTGTTAATGTTGAGGAAAAATTTATTTACAAAAGGGAGAGCGCAATGGCAAGCGTTGCAAAAAAGAACTGGCAAGAACTTTCATCTGAGACAATCCAATGGCTGAACAAGCGCGGCATCTCAGAAGAGACAGCCAAGAAAGCTAATATAAAATCAGGCAAGCACTACATCTCATCAATAGGCAGTGAGACTGAGTGCGTTGTATTTCCGTACATCCTAGAGGGTAAGCAATACGCCGCCAAGATAAGGTCACTTTCAGACAAGGGCTTTTCTTGTGACGGTGCGCCAGCTTCATTCTTCAATGTCGATACGGTCGAACTTAATGACGACTTGATTATCTGCGAGGGCGAAATGGATGCGCTCTCATTCATGGAAGCCGGATACACCAGCGTGGTGAGCGTCCCGAATGGCGCAGTCATGAAGGTGGTCGATGGTCGCCTTGACCCCCAAGAGGACACCAAGTTTCGGTTTCTTTGGGAAGCGAAGAAGAAGATAGACCGTGCCGACAGAATAATCATAGCGACAGACAACGATGGCGCTGGTCAGGCGATGGCAGAAGAGATTGCCAGACGCATTGGCAAAGACCGTTGTTGGAAGGTTGAGTTTCCAGAAGGTTGCAAGGATGCCAACGATGTCCTCGTTAAGAAGGGCAAGCGTTGGCTGTCCGATACGGTAAAGAACTGCAAGGCATGGCCTGTCGCTGGCCTTTACGATGCCGAACACTTTTACGAACAGCTTGATGAAATCTACGAAAAGGGGATGGGCAGGGGCGCACCCACTGGCTACATGGGGGTTGATGAACTCTACTCTGTTGTCGAGGGGCAGATGACCGTTGTGACTGGTCACCCGTCCTCTGGTAAGTCGGAATTTGTTGACCAGATTATGGTCAATCTGGCCGAGTCCCACGATTGGAAGTTTGCGATTTGCTCTTTTGAAAACGAGCCGCGACTCCATATTGCGAAGCTGATTTCTAAGTATTTGAAGAAGCCATTTTTTGATGGCGTGACGCCGCGCCTGTCCAGAGAAGAACTGGAACACGGCAAAGGGTTTATTCAAGAGCATTTCACATTCCTTTATCAGAACGATGGTTCGATGGCTACGATTGACGACATCATCACACGGTTGAAGGTGGCGGTGATGCGGCACGGTGTGCGAGGCGCGGTCATTGACCCGTACAACTACATCGACAGAGATAACAGGGATATCAGCGAGACTGACTGGATTTCTGACATGCTGACCAAGCTGAGGGTGTTTGCTCAGTCACACGGCATCCATCTATGGTTCGTTGCCCACCCAACAAAGATGATGCGCGGCACAGACGGTAAAGTGCCGCCACCGAAGGGCTACGATATCTCAGGCTCTGCCGCATGGTTTGCTAAAGCTGACTGCGGTATGACCGTCCATCGCCCTGACCCGATTAACTCCAACCTTTCTGAAGTGCATATTTGGAAGTGCCGTTTCAGTTGGGTTGGCAAGCAGGGGGTGGCAGACGTTTATTACAACGTCCCAAGTGCTTCATATAGTGAGGCTGGCGCAGACGATGGCTTCCCCGAAGTGCCAGTGATTGAAACAAGATATAATAAAAGTGAGGTTCCATTTTAATGAGAGACGGAGAGAGACTATTACAAGAGGCATCAGACATTATCCAAGAACGGGGTGAGAGTTACGGCTCACCTCTTGATAACTTTACAAGGATAGCAAAGTTTTGGTCAGTATTATTTGATGTGGATGTAAGGCCAGAACAGGTTGGTTTGGCTATGGATTTGGTGAAGACAGCTAGGCTGATGGAAACCCCTGACCATTACGATAGCTATATGGATAAGGCAGGGTATGTAGCGGCTAATTGGGAAGTGATACAGGACAGTAAGAAACTGGCACAATCCACAGCGAATTTAGTTGACCTAAAAAGTTCCATAGAATAATTTAGAGAGAACACGAAAGTGTTTTCCTCCCTTGAACGAAGGGGCGGTAGTATGCCAGCTACCGCCCCTTTTTCTTGTTTAGATGATATCAGGAAGAGGGTCGCCAATCTTGACCCGCATATCCTTCAAGACAGAAGCCTTGCCCAGCTTGTAATTGTTCCAAGTCCGAACAAGCAGGATGGAATACATGTCAGATGTGACAGGCGTAGTCTTATCCATCTTCAGCTTCACGATTGTTTCCAGCAGATAACGCACTGGCGCACGGGGGCCAGAACCAAAGCCAGATGACAGGTCAATCATGAATGCCTTGACCTTCTCAAGCTGACCACCTTTTGCCGCCTTGTAGAACAGGGTGGCAAGATGCGCTACGGGGTAGCTGGTTGTCTTATTGGCATGCTTGGCTGACTTGATAGCCAACTCCAGCATAACCTCATCGACATTATCCACATAATACTGGCGCATCTGGTCGTTGGTGGCATTAACGCCCCGTGTGGATGACTTGCCAGCATCCCATGCCATCAGCAAGCGGATAACCAAGCCCGTCTCACGCGGATAAGGAACACCAAGAATGGTGAACACATCCGTGTTGTTACGGTTCTTGCCGATGTCAAAGTGGACAAAGCTGGCTGGCTCAACCCCGAAGACAGCATGGGTAGTGAATGGCTTGTTAGCCCGAACACACGCAGACAGACGGTTCTGACCGTCCAACAGCATGCCATGACTGCCAAACACAATGGGCTGACCTGTCAGTGACCAGCGGTCGCCAGACATGTCGTTTGAGTAAGCCCGTATCTGCTTAGGTTTTGGGGAACGATTGCCTACATTCAGATTTTCAAGAATGTATGCGGCTAACTCCGGCGAGAACTGAACCACGCGAGAGTTCTGAGGTGGGTTCTTCACAAGTGAGTGAAGGGTTGACATCTGTTCGTTGATGTCCAAGTCAGCGGAAAGCTGACGCTGTTTTGATACTAAGTTCGCAATGCTCTGCATTGGTCTGGCCTTAGCCTTTCTGCCCCAGTCCGTTTGTAAGGGGCTTTGTGCGCCTTGCTCAAGGGCGCGGTTGTGTCTCCCTATGGTGAGCAGTCATAGGTATTCAATCATTCTGGCAAGCCCCAATTTCTGTCTGGGTCATTGCGTCTGTTTTTGTGAGGCTTCACACGGTATTCTTTTCCGTGCTTTCTTACCTTGCCAGTCTTTGTGTTTTCAACAACAAAGTAAGGGGTAAACCAGCCCATCCTAGTCTTGCCAGAGTTGCTCATGTATGTGTCATCAATGAACAACTTTTTCACCCTGTAATGAGCAAACATCTTTGACCTTCTGCCAAGACCAGATTGAGTGATGAACAACTCATCCAAGAAACTTGTAGACAGCAACTCGACAGGCTTTATTTTTTCTGGGGCTTCCCATACTTCTTTCAGCCTTTTTTCGAAGATGTCACGCCTTTCAAAAAACAGTTTCCTTCCGCAATTAACAGGTGTCGCATTTCGCTTTTCCTGTTTAGCCGCCCTGCGTTCAGCCTTCTTTCTCTGCTCTTCTTGGCGCTTTAGGTAAATTCTTTTGGCGTCCTTTGCGTCAGTGACACATGAATGAATAAGGCATGATGGACATTCTGGGTAGAACACATCATCGTATGTCTCAAGTATTGTCCATCCGCTTTTGGTGGGGTGAGGTTTTTCTTTGCCGTTTGGCACAGCATAGATGCCAGTTTTTTGGTAGTATCCATAGAATGTAGTGCCGCATATATCACAGCCGAGATGCCGCCTTTTTTCATAGATAGGCTTCATCATTTGGTCTTTAAGCGCAGACAATTTTTGGAACGCACTCATGTCAAATCTCCCGAAAGTTACATAGAACAAAAATGGGGCAGGACAAACTGCAATCTGTCCTACCCCTGTTGTCATGCGTAAGGTGGATGCGACTTGGTAGTAACAAGGAGAAAACAGGGCAGACCACCAAGCCGCTTAACGATGCCACCACACCGTCCAACAACTCCGCCCTGTTAACTGTTAACGCCTGTTCCAGTGCATGGTGACAACCTTGCCGTTAGGCTCAAGGTCTGCGAAGTCACCGTCAGTGGTGTTGCCAAGCGTGTATTTCTCGCTGTATGGGTCGTATGTCATATACGAGACACTGAGGGGCATAGCGCCCAACTTATGGCATTCTTGAATGTATGCCATCTTTGCCTTGTCGAGGTTCATTTCTTTGCCCATGCGTCTCTCCTTAACATTTGTATGGTGGCATAAATCATAAGCCCACAGAACGAATACATAATCACAACCCCAAGCAGGAGACTGTTGTTGGGGTCTTCAACAA